AAAACCAGAATTTAATTATTACCAAAATTTGGTAAAAAATAGACACCTGTAATATTTTAATATATTATAGTATTTACAAGTCCTATAAGGAGGGGCATGTATGGCTTCAAACACTGCTGAACTTCTGCCCATTCTGAAGGCATTACGTGAGTATATCGTCAAAGAGTACGGGGTGAATTATCCTCCCCATGTTCGAGGCGAAGATGCTTCCGGGAAAGACCTTCCGAGTAACTGGGTAGATAAGTTGGATCCAATTAGCGGTGGGGATACCGTAGGACGGGATTCTCATGGCTCACAGGGAACCAAGAGTACCAAAGCTGGTGCTCAAGGAACAGATCCCTACATTCATAAGAGTGAACTAGAAGCAATGTTGCAAGACTTTGCTAAACACTTTGTGGATGGACAACCAGTGCAAGCTGGAGCACCTCGTGATGGTGGATATCACGGCTCTAATGGATACGGTTATCCAGGTGATGGTGAGCGTATTCCTGAAGGTCGCGGTCTTGGAAAAGACGGCCACGAGGAAATGTCAGAAGACGATGACATGATGGATGACATGGTTGACGACGTTGAAGATGAAGAAATCGAAGACGTTGAAGACGATGAAATGATGGACGACGATATGGAAAAGAACTATATGGCCGCTGGTGGACATATGGAACGGAGTGCTGATGGCATCTCTGAACTGTTGAAAGACATTAAAGGACTTTTGTCTAGCCGACATCAAGAGAAGCAAGAGTACACCGCCATACAGTCTGAGATCTCAGATCTCAAAAAGTCTGTTAATAACCAAGTTCGTGACGGGATCAAAAAAGGATTGAAACAATTCAATCTTAATCCTTCTCGTGGCGATACCATGGCTCGTATGGCCGAACCTACCGATGACTCAATTTTGGGCATCGATCGGGAACAGCCGGTAGAATTTCCAGACCAACGAATCGGCGTGGAAGGGGAATCTTTCCAGAAATCGTCCGAAGAAGAAGGTCAGGAACAGTTTGTTGATGGTATTGAGCAGGTTGTAAACCGAACTGATAAAAACGACCTTCGTGGCCATTTCCGAATGGTTAATGAAATGCGTAATCAGACCGGCGAACTTACTCCTCATACCTTATACTACTATCCCAACAAAGGGGGTAGGTAATCTAAATGACTACGCAGAATGATATTAGCATAGCCCAGTATATTTCATCGGCAGAGCGTAATATGCGTTCCTCCCTGATGCCACCTGGGTATTTTGCAAAACAGACATACCTACAAGTCTCAGATGTGTTCACAGCAACTTATGGCCGTAAGGTCTGGGATGCATTGAACAACCAGACTCGTTTCTGGAACATTTTGAGAAAAGTACAGTGGGGGCCAACAACTGGTTGGCGTTTGCGGTCAGATAGGGGCGATAGCCGCTCTCGGCCAGTAACGGAAACTGGTTCAATTCCCACTATCGATGTCTCTAACTACGTCAATGTGGACTCTGCTCCACGTATCGTAGCCACAGACTTCGGTGTTTCACTCAAGTCCCAGATCATGAGCGGTCTGGAAGGTGGTATGGGGGATAACCTCGCGGTAGAGCAAGAAGCTGCAGCGAGGGACCATATCAAAGAGCTTAACCAAGAGTTATTGCTCCGTTCCATGACCATTTGCTCGACTGCTGGTGCGTCTGGTACCGCTGAAATTATTTCCGCTGGTAACACTTTCCGAATTGGTGACACCATTGGTGGAACTACTTTGGGAGACGGCGGAGTCACTTATAATGGTCTTGACGCTCAAAGTGATGCTACCTTCTCTGGTGGCGGAAACTTGACCGATGGCGAGATCATGTATGTGAAAGCTCGTGCTGGCTTTACGTCTCTTGACGACATTGTCGAACAAGATGCACGTAACGTCGCTGGTGTGACCGTAACTAACGGTCCAGATGTCTATAACCAAGCTACCCGTGCTGCTGGTGGACACGCCGCAGCTGCTACCGTTCTCGGTAATAGCGGTACTGGTCGAAACTTGACATTAGCTCTTCTCGACCAAGCTATAAGGGAAGTTCGTATTAATGGTGCCGACCCAGACGTAATTCTGATGGGTTATGACCAATTTGACCGACTTTCTTCTCTCTTGCAAGCACAGCAGAGATATCTGGATTGGGGCGAATTTGTTGTCAAAGTAGGCGACGAATCCACTCTCCCAGGTTCACATGCTGGTTTCCAAGTTGCTACTTACAGGGGTATCCCAGTAATCGTGGATCCTGATGTTCAGGGTGCATTCACTGCTGCTGATGCTAACCTCGGTAGTAACGTATATGTCATGGACACCCGATATATGGAAGTTGCAATTGCTGCTCCTACCCAATATATCGATAACCGTGACTTCTTCCAGGCCAATGCGTTTGTCCTCCGTGGACTCTTCTACACCATAGGTGAACTAAGAGCTCTTCGTTTGGACACACACGCTAAGATCACTGATCTTAATGCCTAATCTAGGTAGTTTGTCCTGATCATCATGTAGGGGAGACGGTTTATGACCGTCTCCCCCATGATATTTTTAGTAAATTTATAAAATTCTGATGCTGGAAGTAAGAGGGAAACCTCCGAGGGTGGGATTGGCGGTATCCAGTAAGGGAGATTTCAATGGCTTTAGCAATTACGGAAATTCATCGCTCAGTATTTGGTAACAAGAGAATTGTTACTGCGGATTTAGACTGCGACGCTAGTTATCCTACTGCTGGTGAGTCTTTGACTCCTGCTGACGTGGGATTAATTGGATTCGACATAGTATTGTTAACTCCTCAGTCGATCAGTAATACGGCTGATGAGGATGCAGCTGCCGATTTAGGACACAGTCCTACATTCGAC